CTTTGATAGATTTAAAATCACCAATTATTACAGATATGCCTAAAAGCCAAAGTCACGGGAATAAAGCAGAAGATGCGCTAGTACAATTAGCAGATGCAGAAGCAGAAAGAGACGCAATTTTATCTGCGCTTATGGCATTGAGCCTAACTAGCAGACAAATTTTGCATTATAGTTTCTGTGTGCAGGATCATTACTCTAATTACAAGATAGCTAGGGAAGTTGGATATTCCGAAAGAAGTATTCAACGAATGAAATCAGAGGCTTTAATTGAATTTGCCGAAGCGTATCGAAATGGAAAAATAATTGCATATAAATAAAATTTTTGGCGGTTTTTTGGCGGAAAGTTGGCGGTTTTTATCAATATTTAGATGTTATTATGGTAGTGTCGAAAGATAAGAAAACGAGGTAAGGCATGCATTACCTATCTTAGCTCCGTTTTGCTTATCTTTGGAGGCTACCTACAAAAAATAAAGAATAAGGATGTGGAAAGTCCAGTTCTTTCTGTCTCGTTTAGTCTAGGTAGAAAATATTGCAATAAACTTGGCATTAAGCTTATACGTAGACGTACGCTGAAAGCACTTGTCAAGATAGCGCTATGTAAGTTTAAGTTGCAATGATCACTCACAAATCAGACGTTCTCAAACTAAAAGAAATGGGGTGTAATTCCTCTCTCTTTTTTCTACAGGTTTGTGAGTGATTACTATTAAAAATTGAAAAATCAATAGATTTAAACCTAGTGAAGAGCATTTGAACAATGTGCTAGGGTAGTATGGGATAAGTCGATAACTAAAATGAATTGGGATACTGATTGATTTTAGTGGTGGATTTTACAGCAATGTAAAAAGGACTAATAGTAAAAGCTATTAATCGCAAAGTACTACGTGGAATTTGTGCAGGTGTAAGGTACGAAACTTTCGAGTGTGACAATAGACGCTCCAGTGGAGAATAATCTAAGTTAGGTGGAAGTGTGAGAAGCTTGGCAGACCTTAGAAAACTCAAACCAAGCGCTTTGCAGAGAAACTGAGAAATCAGTGTTTAACGAAAGAAGTCGGTACGAGTAGCTTAATGCAGCAATTTATTTACAGATGACAAATAATAAAAATGGGACTCTTATGTAAATGCTGAATGTTCAAGTGAAAGTTATTAGCCAGTAGAGCTAGATCATACAGAAAAAGCAAAGAGAAGCTATTGGGTAGCGCCCGATAGTTCAGCCTCTTTGGGTATGTGACTGAATAACACTGTAAACAAAGGAAGCAGGAAGAAAAGCCTAAATCTGTTGATTTTTGAGTTTTTAATCATTGCTGTGGCGGAATAGGTAGACGTTACTACGTAGAATAATCGGCTTTGGTGTTCGGTGTTTATATAGGCGTTAGTCTGTAAGAGTATAAGAGGACAATCACAAGAGCCTGTAAACAGCTGAGTAATGCGGTTTGAGAGAACCTCCTATACTCCATAAAATATATAATCTTGTGATCATTTGGTGCGGAGGCTTTAAACATTATTCGGTGATATCCGATGTAAATCTAAAGGGAGATAAACGGTAAAGATTATTCATGCAAGGTGCAAATCCTTGCCAGCGATATTGAGATTACGGTAGACAATCTCAAAAATGGCATAGTGGGAAAATCCTTTCGGTTGGCGTGTAGCATCTGGGATGCAACGAGCATATTGTGAGATAAGAGGCAGGTTCGATTCCTGCCACGCCAATAGGTAGCTTTGCTACTTAAATAAAAGAATCGTCAATAGATGTTTCTGCTACATTCACGTGAGGCACTAGCTTAAAAGTGCCTCTTTTTGTTTGGAGGTATTGTTATGTTTAAGTTATTTGAAATCATTAAGCAAGAAGATGCAAAAAAACTAAATCGTTTGAAAAAAGAATTAAAGCAGGCTACTCAACGTAAATGAGTGGTCTTTTTTTCGTACATAAAAAAACCACTAGACTATGGGTTCTAGTGGCTAGGTAGCATTCGTGAAAAATTAGTTGGTTGCTATTTACAAAAAGGAGTTGCTACCTAAAAGAATTATATCAAATAAGAATAGAGAATAAAAGAGTGCTTATTCACACCAAAACTTATTTTTATATAAAAAACCACTAGAAATGGGATCTAGTGGCTAGGTAGCGTTAGTGAAAATCTCGTGTCATTTGTAGTTTATGAACTTTAGCTATTATGAAAGAGTGCTACCTAAAACAAGTGTAACACAGCTGTCAAGTTTTGTCGGATATTTGGATTGTTTTCGCATGAAAAACCACCAGATAAAATATCTAGTGGCCAGACAGCAGATTATGTTTTGAAATAACTGGAAGTGTTACATGAAGCAAAAAGGAGTTGCTGTCTTGCAGTGAGTATAACAGGAATTGAAGCGTTTGTCTTACAATAAACAAATATACATAAAAACAATTAGGAGAGAGAACATGAAAAGTTATTGGTATGTATCGTTAACACATAAATATCCACAGCCGAACCGCTCAACTGGTTCAATGCGTGTTGTAATGTCTGTGCAGATAAAAAAGAATGTATCTATTGTCGAAATGACGAGAGAAGCCACACCAAAGGAAATTGATGCGTGCAAGCTTGTTTATTGTGGGCATGGTAGTTGGAAAGATAAGCATATACAAGAGAATGTAGAGAGGTATATTTAAATTACAAATAAACGTTGTAAGATGTTACTGATTTAATATTGAAATATATTTCAAAGTAAGATATTCTTTTTCTAAAAAAGGGGAGTATTATAATGGATATTCTTACTCTAATTCTACTTTTACCATTAATGTTTTTATTGTGTAGTCTTTTGTTTATTGTGTGTTGGCCAATTTATTTTGTAATAATAATGACTTATTATTACATTCGTTTGTTTTGTAAAATTATCAAAAAATTAGTTAGTGAAGAGTGGACCCCTCCAAAAATAGTTTTGGAAAGATATTATAGTTTATTTCGAACACCGTTAATTTTTTATTTTAGTTTACCAATGACAGGTGCAATTTTGGAAGAAATAATAACTACGTATTTTTTTAAACATAATTATGGGGGAGGTTCAAGTTTACGAATGTTTGTGGAGTGTGTAATTGTGTTAGCTATATTTTGGGGAAGTGTCTATTTGGTTTTTTCTTTTGAAAATAAGAAAAAAGAAATTAAAAAGACGACTAAAGCACATAAAAAATTTATAAAAGCTACTATGTTTCCATTGGGATTACTTAGCATTCTAGTATCAGTAACTTCAGTAATTAATATGTTTATTGATGCTGAAGTTAAGAAAGAATTTTTATCGGAACTTAGCAAGGCTGATTTTAACCCATTATATGTAGCATTTTGTATATTATTTATTATTATTCTATTACTGGAGGGAATTAGCTTAGTTTTTATTGAATTGATAGAACATTTTTACGACAATGAAAAGGAGTATGGATACTATATAAAAACTGTGTTCAATTGTCTGAAAAGACTAATTTAACAAAACAAAACTTAACTTAAAAAGAATGCGAGGTGGTGTGTATTGAATGGCAAGGAAACGTGATCCTAGACGTGACAAAGCTAAAAAGATTTGGCTAGAATCCAACGGAGAGAAGCAATTAAAGGAAATTGCTTCTGAGTTAAATGTTTCAGATTCTCAAATTAGAAAATGGAAATCGATTGATAAATGGAGTGCTGAATTGAAAGGTAATGTTACCAATGCAAAAGGTAACGTTACTAATCGAGGAGGCGCTCCTTTTGGTAATCAGAACGCAGTAGGCAACAAAGGTAATAGCCGAGCCTCGCCACCACTTGGTAATAAGAACGCTATTAAAACTGGCGAATACGAAATAATATTTGCCGATATGTTATCTGATGAAGAAAAGGACATCTATTCTAATCTGAATGATGATCCTTTTTTTATTTTGAATGATGAGATTCGCTTATTAAAGGTACGGCAGTTTAGAATGATGAAACGTATCAAAGAAGCTGAAAAAGGACTAAATGATGAAGAAGTTGAACGGTTACAACAGCTAAGGAAAATTAAAACACCGATTGAAAAAGACGGTAGAAAGCTAGAAATAAAACGTGAAGTTATGCAAGACGTTCAAGTAACTCGTAAAACATTTAGAAAGTTAGATGACATCTTAGCTATTGAAGATGCGTTGACTAGAATTAGCAATCAGTTAACAAAGGCTGTTAAGCAACAGAATGCCTTGCTAGCAAATGATGCCAAATTACAATTGTTGAAAGTTCAAACTGAAAAAGCTAAAGCTAGTTTAGGTGCTACAAGTGGAGACATGGATATGCCAGTTTTTATTGATGATATATCAGGTGATGGATATGAGTAAAAAACTATCTGAATTTCTTCCTAAAGCATTTCATACTACTTGGAAGGTAGCATTAAACTCAAATATATTACATGTTGTTGAAAAAGGTGGCCGTGGGTCAGGTAAATCATCTGGCATAGCGCACATAATCGTTCAATTGATTATGAGATATCCTGTAAATGCTGTGGCCATTAGATACGTTGATAATACGATTGAGCTATCTATTTTTGAACAGATTAAGTGGGCAATTGAAGAACAAGGTGTGTCTAAGTATTTTAAAGTAAATAAAAGTCCTATGAAAATCACCTATAAGCCTAGGGGGAATTATATTGTTTTTCGTGGCGCACAGAATCCAGAAAGAATTAAGTCATTAAAGGATTCAAGATTTCCATTTGCTATAGCTTGGATTGAGGAATTAGCCGAGTTTAAAACAGAAGATGATGTAAAAACCATAACTAACTCATTGCTACGTGGTGAATTAGCAGATGGTCTTTTTTATAAATTCTTTTATTCGTACAATCCTCCTAAGCGACGACAATCATGGGTTAATAAGAAATATGAATCTAGCTTTCAACCTGAGAATACTTTCGTTCATCATTCAACATATAAGGATAATCCATTCATAGCTCAAGCATTTATTGAAGAAGTTAATGCTACGAGGGCTAAGAATCCGAAACGTGCTGAGTGGGAGTATGACGGCAAAGCTATTGGTTCAGGAGTTGTTCCTTTTGATAATCTACGAGTAATAAAAGGATGTATTACTGATGAAATGGCTGCTAACTTTGACAATATCAGAAATGGTCTTGACTTTGGTTATGCTACTGATCCATTAGCATTTGTTAGATGGCATTATGACAAAAAGAAAAATGGCATCTATGCTATTGATGAAATTTATGGTGTGAAAATTAGTAATAGGGAATTTGCTAATAAAGCTAAGTCTAAAGGATATATATCAGATAGAATTGCAGCTGATTCAGCAGAGCCTAAATCAATAGCAGAGCTAAACAGTGAACATGGTATGCCACGAGTTTTCGGAGTAAAAAAAGGTCCTGATTCTGTTGAGTATGGCGAAGAATGGTTAGGCGATTTGGATTTTATTTGTATTGATCCATTAAGAACTCCTAACATTGCTAAAGAATTTGAGAATATTGATTATCAAACTGATAAAGACGGTAATCCTAAACCTAGGTTAGAAGATAAAGACAACCATACAATTGATGCGACAAGATATGCTTTCAGTGAAGATATGGATAAAAATAATGTGAGATTTATCCAATATTAGGAGGTGGGAAAATGTTTCAAAACAATTTAAGTTTGAAGCGGTATAAAAGAGTGCGAACAAAATATTCTACACAAATTAATGAAGAAGTTTTCGATCCTAATGATTTTATTACTGAAATGAAGCCATTTTTTGATGATAGAGAGCGTAAGTACAAAGCCTATACAAGCGAACAAAATGAGATCGATAGAAGACCTAAACCAAACACAGAGATTATAAAAGTGAATAATAAACTTCATGCTGGTTTATACAATACTATTGTCGACCAAGCAGCTGACCATTTCACAGGCATTCCAATTAAGTGGGATTATGATATTACCGAACAACGCAAATCTATATTGCAAAAAATGGGTTCAAAGGTAAAAGACTTGTTTTCAGGGAATGTCAGAAATGAGACAAAAACTCCTGAAGAATTCGACAAATTAGCAGAGTTAGTAAACGATATGCGGTTTGCCATGCTTGATTCTGATACAGCTCGGTTTCAAGGAGCTTGTGGTGTTGCTTTTCGTTTGTTAGAACCTGTTGAAACCGTGGAAGGTTGGCAATTATGGGCGAGCAATATCGAACCATGGAAAGCTGAAAAATACGAAAATGCAGATATCTTTATTCGTGAAAAATACGATACACATCAAAAAAAATTTTTCGAAGAAATGAAAGTCATTACTAAAAAAAGAATATGTATATATAGCAGATATGTTGAATCTAATTTAGTCAGTGCATCTGGAACATTTAAATTGATTGAGGAAGTAGAAAACCCGCTAGAAACGTTTTACTTATCAGAATTTAAAAATAACACGAATCGTTATTGCGATTTTGAAGTGGCGGAAGAACTTTCTGATGCATTTGATAGAAGCTTATCAGACCAACAAAACGAAGTTGAACAGTTTAAACTTGCTTATATGGCCATTAGTGGCTCACGATTAGATGAAAAAGAAGCACAAAGAATGATGGAACAATTAGGTATTATTAATTTGCCAGATCCACAAGCTAAGGTTGGGTATGTAACGAAAGACATTAATAAAGATTTCAACGAGTATCATCTTGATAAGCTGAAAAAGCTTTATTACACGGTAACTAAGTCAATCGATTTCAATGATGAAGTATTTAAGTCTAATAGCTCTGGCGAAGCTCGCAAATGGCAAATTATTGCACTAGAAGCTAAAACAAATACTAAAGAACAGTATTTTAAAGAAGGATTGAAAGAAGCAGCTGAGACGATGTCTGCCTTTATTAAATTTAGGGATAAATTAGATGTTGATGTGTCAAAAATTGTATTCACATTCAGTCGTAGCTTGCCAACAGACATCGGTTATCTTGCTGATGCATTGCCTAAACTTTCACCGTTTGTATCCAAACGAACAATTATTAATCAGATTCCATTTGTTAAAGACCCAGATTATGAAATGGACTTGATGAATTTAGAACAAGGTCAAGATTATCCTAGCGGTGAATATGATGAACTAGGTGGTGCAGGTAATGACGAAGAAGAAAACAACGGCTAGTGAACGTTATTGGGAAAAACGTCGTGAATTAGAAGATAAAGCACGTTTGAAACTGGAAAAGAAAACTCTTAATGAGCTAGAATCTGTTTTCGAACGTGCTTTAGTTAAAATTCAAAGACAGCTGTTGTCACAAGCAGATTTACACGATATCACTCAAAGTGAAATGCTAGAAGACTTTAGCAAACAAGATCAAGAGAAGTACCGCAAGTATATCGAAAAAAACTATGAAAAGTTGATGGAATCAGATGAAGCTTATAAACAATTCATTGATGAATATTTTCCATCCTTTGACTATGCGAAAGTTAATCGCTTGTTACAATTACGAGCAGACATTTTTTCTACCCTTGCAGGTGAAGCAATAACTAGTGATGTTAACGGTAAATTTAATAACGACTTAGAGAATATCACAAAACGAATCTACAATTCTAATTCTAATGCGTTGATACAATTATTAGGCGGTTCAGCACCTGGTTTAACTAAGAATGAACTAGAAAACATCATGAACTATCCGTGGAGCGGAAAAACATTTTCATCTCGTTTATGGGGCAATATATCAACCTTAGAGCAACGTTTGAGCAATTCCATTATTAATTCATTGGCAAGTGGTGAAGGAGTTGTGGAAGCTCTTAGAACGATGAAAAACGATGGTGTTATTAGCGGTATGTTTAAGTTGGAACAAGGAAAGTTTAATCGTTCGATTGAAAATCTTGTTAGAACGGAATATTCACATTTTGCGGTAGAAGGTGTAAGAAAATCGCTAAAGGATATAGGTGTTAAGCAAACACAAAGCTGGTCGGCAGAAGATGAGCGTGTTTGTTCTATTTGTGGTGGACGTCATGGAAAAGAGATTAAAGATGATTGGCATCCACCGTATCATGGACGTTGCCGTTGTACTGAAATACCAATTGTTCCTGAAATTAGCGATGACATAGATAAATTGTATGAAGAGATGTTTGGTGATTTATTGGATGAATTCGCAAGTAAGCAGTGGGGTATTAAATTAAATCATCCAAAAGTTAGTGCAACTAAACTCGATTTAAAATCCGTATTAGACAAAACAAACATGCAAGAAGCTTTAGGAAAAGAAAATTATTCTAATTTTTTAGATCATTTAGATGGGATAACTGACCAAAGGGTGCTAAACTTAATAAATGTGATAGGGCATAAGTTGGAGTTTAAAGACATCAAAGAAGTAAGAGCATTTGCACAAGGAAAATCAATTCAACTTAGTCAAAAATCATTTGATGGGGATAGGGGTGTTAATCCTTATCAAACAGTTTATCATGAGATAGGACATGCTTTGGATCATCTTGGGCTTGAAGTATTAACAGGAAAAAATACGATGCCGACAGGAAAACTGATAAAAAGAAAGCTAGGAAGACGAACCACTTTTATAGAAGTGCATATAACACACGCATCGTCACTTTCTGAGTATAACATTAAAGAAGCGCTAGAACGCGATTTTTGGAAATATGTAAACGGAGATTTGCCATCCTATAATGATTTAGGTAATAGACCTAGAAATGCGGATAAGAAAAAGGCTTATGATGACTTAAGGGCGGAAATTTATAAAAAAAATACAGAGAACTTACAAAAAACTAGAGAACGATTATCAAAAATAGTTAGGGAAAATCCTAACTCAGTATCCGCTATTTCAGATATGATTGAATCTATAGGTTCTCTAGGAGACTATCCGTTAGGTTTTGGTCACGGCAAGCGCTATTGGCAAACAACAGGTAGCACAGAAACGGAATTTTTTGCACATATGACAGAAGTGGTTGCTAACGATAAGTCAAGAGAATTAATGAAAGAGATTTTTCCGACAGCAGTAAGCCAATGGGAAAAATTAGTAGATGATATTTTAAAGGCGGTGAAATAAGTGTTTAGTTGCGAAGATGGCGCATGGTCTATTATTGATGATGCAGTTAAAAAGTATGAACAACATTTCCATGATGAGTTTCCAATATATGAATATATCGATGTAACAAAGAGTGATGACTTCGATTTTTCTATTCTAGGTGCAAAAAAATTAGCGAAATTCATTGATGAGCATATTAAAGAAAATAAATCGGTCCACGTCCCGTCAGATTACCATAGCAGACTTTACTAAGCACTTAAAGGATAACTTTGAGTGCTATTTTTATACCCTAAATTGGAGGTGAGATCATGAAAGGATTATTCGAAGCAGTATTAAATCTAGAAGTTACCAATGGTACAGAAAAAGCCTATAAAAAAGCTTTTGAACAAGAAAACGAACGATACTTAACCAAACACACTTTGAGAGATGGCAACGGTAATATCGTCAAAGATGAGCTTAAATCAGTTTGGGGTGGTAATTATTGTCACGTTGATATTTTGTATTCGTTACCAGGTAAAAAAAGTAAATTAACTATTTCGATTGTGTCTAGGACTCTGCAAAACGTAAAAGATGCTGTCACTGATTATCAAATGTTAGGTGCTGAACTGGTCCATAAGAATTGGAAGTGATTAGATGGATCCCTATGATTACTTAGATGCAGATTATGAAGAGCATTTACTAAGAGAAGAAAAGCAATTAAAGTCTGACGAAAGTTAGGCTTTTTATTTTGTCCGAAATGACGTTAAACTAGCGCAATGCTGGGCTTAATTGAATGGTGGGGCGCAATAAATAAATCTAAAGCAATGCGGGGCGATTAGTCGAATCGTGGAGCGAAAGGAGAAACAAAATGAAACCAAACCTATTACCAATGAATTTACAAATGTTTGCTGAAGAAGACGGTGGTACAAACTTCACTTTCGATGATTTTAAGGCATTTGTAGAATCAAATGAGGAAGCACAAAAATTTGTACAATCACAGTCACAATCAGCTGCAGATAAACAATTAGAAGCTTGGAAACAAAATAATCTTGAAAAAATCAAGGAAACAACAATCAAGGAGTATGAAGAATCTAAGAAAAATAAAACTCCTGAACAAATTAAATTAGAAGAATTACAGGCTGAATTTGAAGCTGAAAAGGCATTACGTGTGACTAGTGATAATAAGGCTTTTGTTGCAGAAAAAATTGCTGGCTTAGATTGGGACGGGGATTTGAAAGATTCTATTTCTCAATTTATGTTAAATAATCTTGTTAGTTCAGATACTGAATTTACTAAGAAGGCTGTAGAAGGCTTTACAGAGCTTTTAGAAGCAATAAATGATAAGCATGCAGAAGCTATTAAAAATGTAGAAATGACTAAAGCTTTTGGTAATAAATCGCAACAAACCAACATGGTAACTGGTAATCAAACAAAATCGTTTGAAAATCCAGAGGCAGCATTAGGACAAAAATTACAAGCATTTATCGATTAGGAGGAAACTACAAATGAAAAAAAGTTCATTAAATAATCTTGAGTATTTAGATATTTCACAGGAAGTTAATGCATTACAAGTTCCAAATACACCATTTTTAAGCTATTTGTTAGGCGCAGGCAAAGTTGAAGCTGCCAAGTCAACTGAGATTAAATGGCGAGAATACGGCATGAATAATGATGATTCATCTGCTCAATTAGAAGGCGGAGAATACGCAGATGCGGAATCTGATCGTACATGGTTTAACAACTATACTGAAATTTTCAGAAAATCAACTTCTGTATCTGGCACATTAGATGCTATTAATGTAGATGGTGTAGGAAATGAATTGAATAGCCAAGTAGCTCTTCGTGCTACAGAAATGAAAATTGACTTAAATCGTAAATTGATTGTTGGTGTAAAGGCTGATGAATCTGGTTCTAAAGGTCGTCAGATGAACGGAATTTTAAATTTGATTAGCTCAACGAATAAAGTCGAAACAGCAGCTGCGGGGGCAGTAACAAGAAAAGATATTGATGCCTTATTTAAAACAATGTTCCAAAAAGGATACATGGGCGAAAAATTATGTTTAGTAGCACCTGATATGCAAGAATTAATGACTGATCAGTTGGATGAAAAATCAACAAAAATTGTGCAATTTGGCGATAAACTTACTTTTGGATTGCAACTTGGAAATATTGTCTCAAATTACGGCTCAGGAATTGCGTTAATTGAACCTAATTTACCTAATGGAACAATCGCAGCTATTGATACTAATTATGTAAAATTACGTCCACTACGTGAATGGCGTGCGGAAGAATTAGCAAAAACAACAGATTCAAGACGGATTGGATTAGTTGGTGAGTATTCAATTGAATACAAAGCTTCTAATTCTGGAGCAATCTTGAACTTGAAAGCCTAAAATATAATAACGAAGGAGGAAATTAAAAATGGCAACAGCAAAAAAAGAAGTAACCTATCGTGTGCTTGACAAGAAAAACTTTGTGGGCTTTATGCATCCTAAAACAAAAAAATTTATCACAGCAAACGAAAATAATGAATTTGTAGTTTCAGAAGATGACAAAGAAGCTATTGAGATATTAGAACGTGCTGCAGATACTTTTAAAGTTTAGGTAATGATGCTTTATGGTTGATGAAAAAAAAGAAGAAATCGTTGAGAAAATTCAATTGATGCTACCTAACGCTTCTGAAGATAGGATTTTGTCTGTTTTAAACCTTGTTATCTTTGAAATCAATTCTTACAATACTTGCAAAATTGATATTGCTTGGGACGAGTTTGAACAACTTATAATTGAGGTTATCTACAAAGCTTTAAAAAACGAAATAGATAAGTCTGTAGCTAGTGTAAAACGTGGTGATACATCAATTAGTTATGTAGTTGAATCAAAAGACATACAATCACTCATGAAGAACTATAGCAGTGCCATTAAACGTATTTTAGGCTGTGATAGCGGGGTGTTTTTCTATTGAATGAAGCAGAAGTTTTAGCAGCTACTTATTTTGATACCTGTGTTATTGAGAGAATGAACGATATTGAAAATACGGAAAATGGGATTACTGAACAAGTTTATTTTCCAATTCATGATGGCAAGTTACCCTGTGCTTTCTCTCAAAGAAGTATGGGAAACTTACCTGTAATAGAAAACAAAGAAGCGTTTAATATCTCTTATGAAGAACAAAAACTTTTTTTAGAACCTAATATAAAAGTTAAAAAAGGAGATAGAATAACTATTACTCAAGGTACAGGTCAAAAACATGTGTTATTTTCAAAAAAACCTTTTTATTATCAAAGCCATATAGAAGTAGTGCTATCAGGAAGTGCAATTGATGAGTAAAAGCGATCTTAGAATGAAATCAAATGCTGATAAAGTTATTGCAAATTTAAAGAAAATGACACCCATTGCTGAAAAAGAAGGTGCTGCAATGGTGAATGATTCGTTAGCTAAAATTTATCAGTTAATTGTACCTATGACACCAATTAAATCTGGTGATTTAAGACGAGGCTATCGAATCATTAAAGCTAGAAAGTTGTCTAGTGGTCGTATCGTGGGAGCATTGATTAATAATGAAAAATATTTTAGATATGTAAACGATGGCCACCGAACAAAAAATGGCGGATTTGTTAAAGGCAGATTTATGTTGCAAAAATCTAATAAATTAGCTAATGCAACATATATTCCGAAACGATTTAAACAAATGGCGATTATCATTGTTAAGAAAGGATAGATATGTACGATAAAATTTTAAAAATGCTTACTGACACAATAAAACAGTTCTCGAATGCGCCTATCTATCTTGATGATGTAATGCAATCGTCAGAACCGTTTTATTTTGTGCTAAGTCTTGAAGAGAGTCTGACTGATAATGTAGGTCAAAACGTTCAAAATAAAGCATACAATGTTGATATTGCACTGGTTGATAGTAAGAAAGATAAACAATTAGTAAAAAGCCTAACAGAAAGCTGTGGGGCTTTTTTTAATGTGTTGAATTTGGACGGAAACGAATTGTTTCCAGAAGATTATCAAACGTTTAAAACAGACGGAATTCAACATATCAATTTTAATGTTGCGTTCCCTCAATTAATTGAATGGAGTGAAAAATAGATGGCAAAAAAGAAAAATGTAAGTGTCATTTCTGTAGAGAAGCCAACGTGGTTCCCACTAACAGACGAAACGGGCGCTTTTCCAGTTTACGGAGCGCCAATTACAATCGGTACTGCTGTAAGTATCAAACCAGATGTTACAACAGAAACAACGCCTGACTATGGCGATAGTGTAGTTCAAGATCAGTATGTTGCATTTGGTGGTGCAGAAGTTACTTTAGAAACAAACGGCTACCAAAATGAAGTTTTAGCTGAAATTACAGGGGGAAAAAAATTAAAGGGTGGCGTATTGCGGTCTGCAGATGATATTGCATCAGATGGCGCATTTGCTTATCGTCGCCGAAAATCGAACGGTAAATATCGCTATACGATTTTCTATAAAGGAAAATTTGCTTTAACATCTGATGAAACATCTACATTAGAAGGAAGTTCAGTATCTTATACCCATCCAGAATGGACGGGGTCTTTCGTTGATGTTCCAGGGTTGGGTTATATGTATTCCGTGGATGAAGACGATGAAGGTGTTGACTTAGAGATGATTAAAAACTGGTTTACTGAGGTAATGGATCCACGTAAAGAAAATACTACTGCTGTTACTGGTGTAACTTTAGACCAAACAGAGTTAAATTTAAAAGTTGGCCAAACAGCAACCTTAACACCGACAATTACACCAGATAACGCCTCAAATAAAAAATATCAGTTCCGTTCAGAAAGTGAGGCTATTGGAACTGTAACACCAATTCAAGGGAAGGTTACTGCTGTAGGAGAAGGGACAACGGAAATCGTAGTCACAACAGAAGATGGTAACTTTACCGCAAAATGTACATTAAATGTAACAACAGCAGATTAAAAATAACAGTTTAGGACGACCTTGTCGTCCTATTTTATATGGAGGAATTAAAATGGCAAGTAAATTTCAACAAAAAATTAAATTAATGATTAAAGATGGAAGCAAATATACTACAAAACAATTCACGTCGGCAGAATTTTTACCAGGTTCAGTCATGGATACAGGTACGGATTTACAAATCAGGTTAGAAGAAGCAACAAAAACAAATGATATGGAAGCAATTCGTCCTATTTTAAGAGAATGCTATGACTTTATTGCTGACGTTATTTTTGAAAAACAGTTTACTGGACAAGAATATATTGACGGTATGGATGCTCGTGAATTATTGAAAATTACAGCTCAATTGTTAGGTTCTGTTACTTCTGGTTATGATGCAATTTATTCTGAACAGAAAAAAAAGTAACGGAACTTTTATATCATCCTCATTTTAAGTACACGCCACAATATCGAGAAGCAGAACTAAAAAGTTCGCTTCTTGAGAATGGGTGGACTTTAAATGAGATCGAAAACACAGATTTAAACGAGCTTTTGAAAATTTATGCATTTAAAGATGCTGTAGACGAATTTGAAAATATCAAATATCTTGATGAAAATACTATGTTCTAAGAGGGAGGGGGTACTTTTTGAACAATGAAGACTTAGTCTTAAAAATGATACTGGATGAATCTGGCTTTTCACAAGGATTAAATTCAGCAGTAAAAAAGTTACAAGGCTTTGATGTTGAAGTTGATAGAACAGGACAAAAAGGCGGCCGATCTCTTGGGAGCATATGGACGTCTTTTGTTGGTAACTTTTTAGCTAGCGGAGCAACTAAAATTATCTCTAAAGGTATTGGATTGATTACCAGCAACATCGACGGGGCCATTAATCGTGTAGATACGTTAAATAACGCAAATCGTGTGTTTGAAAATATGGGCTTTTCAGCTGGTGAAACATCTAAAACAATGGATAGCTTAAAGAAAAGTATCCAAGGGCTGCCTACGCCGTTAGATAGCGCTATTAAAGGTGTTCAATTAATCGCTTCATCAACAAATGATTTAGGGAAGTCAGAACAGATTTTCGCAGCTTTAAATAACGGTATCCTCGGTTTTGGTGGTTCTGCTGAAATGGTAGAAAATGCTATTATTCAGCTTTCACAGTCATTTTCTAATGGTAAAGTAGATGCGCAAACTTGGAACTCAATGATTAACAGTGGTTTGGGTCCAGCGTTGAATGCTTTGGCGAAACAAATGGGATTAACAGCTGGTCAGATGAAAGAAGGTCTTTCCGATGGCTCAATTTCAGTTGAAGAATTCCAAGATGCTTTAATCAAATTAAATAAAGAAGGCGGTGGCGGTCTTAAATCATTAGAACAGATTGCTAAAGATTCTACCGCTGGTATTAAAACAGGTTTAGCTAACATGAAGACTGCAATCGTCCGTGGTGTGGCCAACGTTGTAACTAAAATTGACGAAGGTTTAAAAAGTGCGGGTTTTGGAAGTATAAGTGAAATCATTGCTGACAAAGGGGCAAAAATGGAAGCAGCTTTATCTAAATTTGCCGAGATGATTCCGCCAATGATAAAAACAGCCAAAACATTGTATGATACGTTAAAACCTTATGCACCATTGCTTGCAGGTTTAGCTGGCAGCATTGGAACGTTGATGCTTGTGAATAAAGTGAATGCAGCATTTAAAGCTTGGAGGGAAGGTACAGAAGCACTTTCGATAGCTCAAGCAATTTTAAATAAGACAATGCTATCAAATCCTTTTGTCGCAATCTTAACTGCTGTAGTAGGGTTAGTCACAGCGTTTATTTATCTATGGAAAACTAATGAAGGCTTTAGAGATGCTGTCAAAAACATTTGGAAAAATATACAGGAGGTCATCTCAAGCGCTGCTGATGTAGTTGTAAAAGCCTGGAATTCCACAATGGAATTTTTCAGCAACATGTGGGATGGCACAAAAGAGGCTTTTTCGAATGCTGGCACATGGATGAAAGAAGCACCTGGAAATGCAGCCGACTGGGTTAAAAATAAGTGGAACGGTACCAAGGAATTTTTCAGTGGACTTTGGAATTCAACAAAAGAAGGCTCAAAAAATACATGGGAAAATATTAAACAAAGTGCTGCTGACAGTGCTAAAAGTGTTGGAGAAAGTTTTAAAAATGGCTTTGATAATGTGAAAGATTGGTTTAAGGGTGTTGGAAAATCAATATCAGATGTTTTCACAACAGCATTTGATTTTGTTTGGAAATATATTGGTCCATATGTAACAGGAATCAAAAATGCGTTTAAAATGGTTGTTAACGCTATGAAAGCGAACATTGAAAATGTCAAAATGATCGCTGAAAATGTCGTCACCATTCTAAAAAATGTTCTATTAGCTCCAATTCTTTTCATTACATCAATGATCACAGGTGGATGGGAAGAGGCAAAAGAAAACATGATTGCCGTTTGGGATAATATTGCTGAAGCTGCTCAGACTATTTGGTTCGGGATTAAAAATATCTTTTATAACACTGTTACAGCTATTTCCTATTCAGTCACTTCTATTTTCAATGGATTGATGTTGACAATTAAAAAGATTTGGATTGATGTGAAGTTATTTTTCACCTTACTCTGGATTGACATTAAATATGGAGCAATCAACGTTTGGATTGAAATTAAATATTCTATCATCGAAACGTGGATAAATATTAAATTTGAAGCAATTAGAATATGGGAAAGTTTGAAAACTTGGTTCTTTGAAACAGTAGAAAACATTAAAAATGGTGTAATTGATGGTTGGAATAGCTTAAAACAAGGCACAGTTGATACATTTAACGCAACTGTTCAATGGTCAAAAGATACCTGGAATAATTTTAAACAGTGGATTGTTGATCTTGTGACAGGTATAAAAGACGGCATCATTAACGGTTGGGAAAACTTAAAACAGGGAACAGTTAATATTTTCAACAATTTGGTACAAGGTGCTAAAAATGCGTGGAATAATCTTAAAAGAAGCGTTAGTGATACAGTTGAAAATGTGAAGCAAACCTTTAATGATATGCGCCATATCGATTTATTTGAAATTGGTAAAAATATTATCCAAGGATTAGTTAACGGTATTGGTTCAATGATTGGTGCTGTGAATAAAAAAATTAAAGAAGTTGCTGGTAATATTAAAGAAAAAATCAAAGGTGCTTTAGGCATTCATTCACCTTCAAGATGGATGCGGGATATGATTGGTAAAAATATTGTATTAGGTGTTGTAGCTGGTATTGACCAAGAAAAAGGAACGCTTGACAAATCAGTGAAAAAAATGACTGATTTACCAACAGAGTTACCAAATTTTTCTACTACTGGCAGATATATCAACCAACAAGGAGCTCAAACAGAAAGCTTAGCTAAAAATAAAGGTAATGCTACGACTAATATTGGCGGTGATACTTTCAATATCAATATACAAGCTATGGGAAAATTAAATGAAAAACAATTAATGGATATGGCTAAAGACCTCGTTAAGTATATTCAAATTGTTAAAAATAGAGATAGTGATGCAACGGGGGGTGCTTTTGGTGGAATTTAAAAGAGGACAGTTTTTTCTTAATGGAAAACATAGTTCTGAATTCAATGTATTTATGAGAGAAAGACCTGAACGACTTTCTGCAGGACGTGTGGTAGAGCTTAGGGAGCGAATGGGTAATGATTCAATAGCCGTTGATTTTGCATATTATAAAAATGTAGAACGTACCATTACATGCTATGCGAAAGCAAATACTTTACAAGAAGTTTCTTTTTTAGAAGATGAAATTTCCTTTTGGCTCGATATGGGAAACTATTCTGATTTTATTGTCTATTTTGATGAGCATTATATTTATCAGGCGATTGTAACGAGTCCACCAAAATTTACAGGAACAAGAAAAAGCGGGGTTTTAATTCCTTTTGAATTTACTGTAAGTATCCGACCTTTTAAGAAAAATCGTATTGGCCAATATTGGATAAGTAATCCTAATCAGTTAATCAATACAGAAAAATATCCTTCAGAACCCATTATTCATATTTTGGGGTCTGGGGATATTTCTTTTTTTATCAATAATCAATCATATTCATTAAAAGCAATTAACGGTGACATCATTATAGATTCAGAAAAACAAGAAGCTTATAGAAAATCAGGTGGAGCATTTGAAATCTTGGATCATAAAACACTTTTTAAAGATTATCCGATTTTAAAATGTGGAGAGAATAATTTTCGCTGGACTGGTAAAGTAACAGAGTTTAAGGTTCAGCCGAATTGGAGGCGAAAGGTTTGATTCCAGTTATTTTTAAACCTGGAGAAAAAGATTTTTCAACAAATGGATTAGGACGTCTTGTTGATGCGACACGTTGCGAAATCACTGAAGAAGCAAACGGAAAATATGAACTAGAAATGGACTATCCAGCGATTAGCAGATTTAGTGATTATTTCGAAAATGGCTATCAAATTAAAGCAAAGCCAAATGACTTAGAAGAATACCACATTTTTGAGATCAAACAAACGTTTAAAGATACTTTTACTAATAGCATTGTTATTTATGCCCAATCTCGTACTTATAAGCTAGGAAACAGACAAGTGAGGCTAGTAACAGTTGATAATCGTAATGGTGCAGAAGCAATGAAATTAATCGAACAGAACATGGACGAACCTTGTGATATCAAACTATATTCTGATATAAATACAGCTTCTAGCACTACATTTGAAGCTAGAAATGTATTGAATTGTATTGCAGGGGAACAAGGTTCTCTACTTCAATACTGGGGCGGAGAAATAAAACGAGAGCCTTTTAAATTATCTTTGCTAAGGCGTAGAGGACGAGATAACGTTGGAACTGTTCGTTATGGTAAAGATTTAAAAGGATTAACCATTAAATTTGATTGGCAATCAATTGTTACTAAAGTTTTGCCATTTGCAGAGCTTCAAAGTGGAGCAGACGGAACTTCTCAACGGATTTATGGAAATGCAGTTAAAAGCGAATATATCAGTAAGTATCCTGATGTTTACGCTCAATACATTCAGTTTACTGAAGATCAAGGAGTAAAAGATATAGCTAGCTTAAATAAAGTGGCAAGTAAATACTTCACTACATTATATCCAGGAAGTGATAAGCCTAAAGTTTCTATTGAATTAGAAATTGAGAAACTTACAGATTCAGAAGAAGCAAAAGAATTTGCTAAGATGCGTAACTATAATTTATTCGATACATTCACTGTATACCACAAGCTTTATGATATTGACATTCAAACGAAAGTTACAGGAATTGTCTATGATGCTTTAGCAGAAAAAACAATAAAAATCACTGCGGGAGATATCCAAGTTGCTTTTTATAAACAGCAAAGCCAAGACTTTCAAGAAGCTATAAAAACATTGACAAAAAAAGAGTATATGAGTGATTTTGTAGATTATATTACTAATTTGATTAACGGTGTTGAAGGTGGAAGTATACTTCAATATCCTAAAAATCGACCTAATACCCATTATTACTTAGATACGGAATCCACGGATACTGCAAAAGATGTGATTGCAATTAATAACAAAGGAATTGGATTCTCAAGAACTGGCTGGAAAGGTCCATTTAAAAATGCGTGGGGAATTAATGGAGTATTGAATGCGGACTTTATAGGAGCTGGCAAAATAAAATCTAATATTTTTGAAACATCATTTAATAGCTGTGGAGATATTTTACGTATGGTAAACGGTACTTTACAAGCTTGGAATAATAAGAAAAAAATCATGGAATTAACTAAAAATGGGATGGAGTTTTGGAATGGTAATAGTCACGTTGGCACGATGGGAACAAAGGGAAATCCTTTTCCAGGGTTAGCAGATAAAAATGGAAATCCTGTAGTTTCTGATGGGAATTCATTACTATTAGTCGCAGATAATCCCCAAAAAATTATTGGTTTGTCTAACCAATCAGGCACAGGACATTTAATTACTGGTCCTACACAGTTTTTTGTTGGAAATAATTTTAACTTTTTTGGTCCAAATGGAAGTAAAGCAATTCTGACAGTTGATCGATTGATTGTGGGCGGCAAAGAAGTTATACCTGGTCAAAATGGTGGTGGCGGTTCTGGAGCTGGTACAGGTGGTTATCCATCAGAAGTTACAAGCGATGCAGATAAATTTGCTTGGGACTTATGGAGTTACCTATTAGCTAACGGATACAGCAAAGCAGCTGCTGCAGGTATCCTTGGAAATGTACAAGGAGAAGTTGGTCCAAGTATGAACCCAGATACCGAGCAAATAGGCGGTCCAGCTTACGGATGGGTTCAATGGGACGGTTCAGCATATCCATTGGTAGGTGCACCAACTTGGAATGGCCGAGAATATGTACAACGCTTAATCGCAGCTGCAG